GCCCCAAAGAATATCGTCACATAGAACAATGTCAGGGTGGAAACCACGAGTTCCTCCACCAACCGATTTAGCCATAATACGACTTCCATTGGTAAACTCAAAGTAAGTTTTTCTCCAAGGAATACCGCCGGGTTTTAAATGTTGAAGACAAGGAGTAGTATCTATATTACCACGAATAAATCTCATATGTTCAAGTGTCTGTTCCAATGAGTGACTAAAAATCATGATATGTTTGCCGGGATTAAATGCCGCAATCCATAGAGCATACGACATAAAAAACACAGACTTACCGTGGTCACGACTCGCTTTTACGCAATAGTATCTACTGTCTTCCAGTCCTTTATCCCATTTAGCGTGATGATTTGCATAGTCAAAACCCAATACAGTTTCAAAGAAATATTTGAAAGAGCGAGCAGACATTTTAGCGTCCATCTCAATAATGAGTTGTTTCATTTGCTCGTCTTCTTTAGACATCAAATCACCCCTACGAATCTTCTTGGGTTCGTTGATTTATCTAATCCATGAGTTGTAGCAGAAGCATTTTGATTTGCATAAGGGTCTGATAGTAAGGCCGCTTCATGTTTTTTTTGCTCTGCTAATGCATCAACTCCACCTTCTGCTTCTTGAACTTCTGTTTCTTGAACTGCTCCCTGAGCAAAGGGGTCTGCTTGTAAAACAGTCTCTGCTGATGTTTGAGTCATGGGTGCTGTGGGTGCTGTAACCTGAACTGGTGCAACTGGTTGAACATTAGTTGTATCCATTGGTGCAGTTGCTGGTAATGGTTGAGTAACAGGAACTTGTTGTGCAGTGGGTAAACTCGCCGCCGCTGGTTGATTAGCAGTCTGCATGGTTGCTTGTCCTTGAGGAGTATTCATCCATTCATCATCAAACATAGTTACATTTGATGAGGTTTTACCTCCTTGTTGGACATGCCCAAGTGGTCTTTGACTACCTATGTTTTTTGTTCCGAAGCCTGAAATATCAAATCCTGTTTTACTATGGTCAATACCAGTTCTACCTTCTTGCTCTCTTACCGTTGCTCTTACAGATTCATCAACTGCTACTGGTTTTCTTTGTGAAAATGGTTTTACCGCAACAGAGGATGTATCACCAGTGTGAGCGGTTCCACGGTTAGCACTAACTATACCCGGAGTAGGACTAACATCAGGCTTTGTGGGTTTTTGATTTATTATAGATTGAATATCACTATCAGAAAGTTGATTTTGTTGAACTTGAACTGGTGCTTTTGGTTTTTCTGCTGTTGCAACTCCAATATTACCTCCTACTTTTCCAGCAACATTTCCTAAAGTCGGAGATACAGCATCTGATACAAACTTACCAGTTTGCCCAGCAGATAATGCACCGCTCATCAAATCTTGACCTTGTGCTCCTGCATTTGCAAGACTCATCATACCAGCAAGACCTCCAAGAGCCATACCTAATCCTTGGCCCCACCTTTGCCCAGTATTCGCAAACCTTGACCCTCTTTCTGCTGTAGCAAGAGGATTTAACGCATTACCTCCCGAAAGGTTTTGTTTAGAGGGAGGTCTTACTCCAATTGTTTTACGATTTGGATTTCCAGTATTAGGACGAGAAGGAGTCCATTTAGTATTAAATCCAGCATCACTAACTTTTCTATTCGCCTTATCTTGATATGTTTGAGGAGTGAATTGAATATGCTTATTTTCTTTTCCGCCCATTACATATTGTAACTGAGGACCGGAAGGAGTCATAGCAGATACTACTTCTTTACGAATCACACCTACATATTCAACCATCAGACTCCCCCCACACTTAGTTTGACTACTTTTACTTGGTCAGTTGTTACATTAAGTCTCTTAGCAATTCTTTCCCAATCTCCAACTGAATATGCAATAGAGCGAATATCAACTGGAGTAAGGTCTATATTTTTTGCAAGATAATTTAATCCATGTAAATCTGCAATATTAATTTGACGAGTTAAAGCGTGTTTCATAATTTTTGAATCAGTTCTAGCATCATCAAGTTGCATTAACTCCATAGCCTTCATGACTCTATCCATAGGAGATAGGTCTTGAGAAATTGATTTCATATATTGAGTTAGAAGATTTTGTCTTGGGTCTCCGAAGTGTTGTTGGAATCTTTGCTCCATTGGACTTAGAGGTGTCCCCGGCTCTCCTGTTCTTAGAGGGACTCCTATATTACGAGCCATTTCTCTCATAACATCAGGGTCAGCCTCTCCTAAAAATCGCCTTGCCTCTTGATATTGAGGTGATAACGGTTTAGGAAACTGCTGAGGAGCAGATGCAGGAGTTGGAGTAGGTGTCGCCCTTGGAGGTATTTGTTTAGGGGTGGTTGTCTCAGGAGGCGGGGCGACAGCGCCTCCAAGTGGAGCAGAAGTTGGTTGAGCGTCAGCAGAAGGGCCATGTGTAGGTCTTGTGTCTTCTACTGGTGGTTTAGCGACAGGGGGTAAAGATACATCAGAATAAAACGGAACATGAGCAGGTAAAGAAGGAAGATGCTCTTGAGGGTATTCTAACATAGCAGATGATAAAGCCCCTTGTGGTATTTCATCAGGAAGTGCTCTTCTTGTTTGATGACCAAATGCCTCACTTAACATATCTGCAAGCGCCTCAGTTGCAGTTCTTCTAACATGAGCAGTTTGTAAACTTGGTAAACTTAATCCTAGTTGTTGCAAAACACCATCATCAGGCATATAGTGTCTCATAGCACTTGTGCCATCTTCATGAGGACCGGATAACATAACTTTAGAAAAGAACTTAGCCGCTTGAGCATGTGTTCCTAATTTTTTTGTAGGAACATGACCTTCCTCAGTTTCTAAATGAGGACCATGACTTACATGTGTGTTTAATGAATCAAAAGTAGCGCCTTTATCGGGGTCTCCTCCAAATGCTTCAAGAAGGTGCTCAAAGGCTCTTTTACCGGGACTTGGATTTTTAGTCCCCCCAGCATTTATCCTTCCAAATAATTTTTGAAAAGCAGGAGTTTTTGATAACTCATCTATCATATTATCCATCATAGTAGGGCTACGAAGAACAGTTCTAAGATTCATCATTGAATATCTAGGAACTCCTGTAGAACCCGGAGTAGTATTGATAGGTACATCTACATCAGGTATTTTATCAGGGTCTAAAACTTTCATAGCCTCAGCAATATGAACTCTAGCGCTATCACGAGCATTTTTTGGACCTGTTTGTTGTCTATTCAAAGTCATATGAAAAAAATCAGGTACATGATGAACTACTTCCCATGATTGAATACCAGTATGAGCGGCATCATGTATTATCCCCTCAGGTGCATTTTTCAAATGAGTAGCAGGTAAACTACCTCTACCTTGGAAAAAAGCATTAATTTGGTCTCCACCTCTACCCTTGAGTCTTCTTCCCATTGGATGAAGGTCATCAATTGAAATATAGTTATTCTGTAACCATTCCGCATTGACCAAACTTTTGAGTCCTAATTTGTTAATGAGTATTTCTTGTAGTGCATTATTGTAAGGAACAGAATAAGATTCAATAAATGCTCCAATTTTTTCTTTTGGATTTAGACGATTAGTGAAAGCAGTAATGAAATCTCCACTCTTAGAACGATTAGGTCTTACAGTTGCTTCTCTTCCAGTAAAACCTGAGGCACGGATTTTCCTGTGCTCCATATCATCTACATCAGGAATATGATGAAAACCCGAAGCATCTTCATGTCTTTCATTTGTAGTTTCTATCGCTTTTTGAATGAGATTTTTTGGAGTAAGTTCTCCCAATTGAGGATGATTTTGTCCCAATAACCCCGCTTCTTCAAGTGCCCTACCAATGCTATGCCAAACTCCATCAATACCATGATGATGATGATACTGACCATCATCGTAAGCCAACTCACCATACTTTCCACGAATAAACTTCCCCGGAATTAATTCTCCCATACCATGATGTCCGTTGGGATGTGGCTTACCGTTACCATAATGAGCAAAAAGAGGCACATCGGGTTTATCTTTACTTGGGTGAAAAGCCTCAGGAGGTGGTGAAGTTAACAGATGTGGTTGACCGTCATAATATGCATAAACCCCATCTCCTTTACGAATTATGTAAGAAGACTTACGAACAAGAATATTCACGCTCTCCCACTCCCTCTACCAGCAAGGTCAAGAGGAGACATACCCCATCTTCTAGCATCATCTTCATCTTCTGTTCCACCTTCGGGTTTAGTAGTTGAAACAGGATTGTTACCAGCATAATTAGGGAGATTAGAAGCCGCACCACTTACATCGGGATTACCTTTGCCTTTTCTTTTGTTATCCTTATCTTTTTTGAGGCGCATTAATTCTCTAATTTCCTTTACCATATGAGATAACAAAGCCTTATCATAAAATCCAGCCTTTAGAATATCACTTTCTACAATTTCATCTTCACTCATTGTAACCATACCCGGCATCTTAGGGCGATTTAAACGAGGCATCTTCATTTTAGGAGGAACAATACTTGGGGCACGAACTTGATGTAGTCTTGGTCTTGGAACTCTTGGATATTGTAGAGTTCCCGAAAGATGACCACCGCCAGTGGGACCAGCATAGAAAGAGCGCTGACTATGAGAAAGATGAGGAGAAACTGTAGAACGAACACCACCTAACAATTTACGAGCCGCTTGAGAAGCAAGATATGGTCTGTATTGTTTTGGGTCTTTACTCATAGGTTGTTTACTTGCAAGACCTCTGTGAGAAAACTCAACTGAAAGATGAGGCTTCATCAACCCAGTTTTTCTACCTAAAGGGAGATTACGACTGATGTTCTTTGCTCTTCGGGATGTAGCAGAACGAGGCATACTCCCTCCTTTAGGCATTTCAAATTGCCCGGTAGATGGTTTCCATTTAGCATAACCTTCTTTTTTTCTTCTGCGTGCTGTTGCACGGTCTGATTTAGATTTTAATAAAGACCAAGCCAAGTCCATTGGTTCGCCTTTCAACGGGTCATGATTGTAACTACCATGCAACATCAATGATTCCGCATCATCCATTGTATTACCCATACTATTTTCAAGATGTTCATATTCACTAGCAAGACGAGGTTGGTGTCCGGTACTAACAGCGCCCATTCCAGCAGGAGTGCGTGGTGGTGCGGAAGTAGTTGGAGGTCTCATGAACTCAGGTTTTGGTCCGCTTGCTTCAAACATCTGTTGCATAAAGGCTTCATCTATTTTTATTGCTTTTTCAGAATCTCCATCCATAAATGCAGTAATTGCTTGTGAGGCTAAATCATTACCATCTCTTGCCGCATCAATCAAATACTGAGGAATCAGTTTAAATCTATCATAAACTTCTTCCTTCAACAATTGATAAGCGAGACTCATAGGTTCACTCATCTGAATCATTTCACCACCAGCCGCTCCCGGCCCTTTGGCTTGAGTTGCTAAACTGGTTAAGAAACCACCAGCACCACTTGGAGTAGTTTGATTACTAGGTTCTAACTCAGCCTCTTTTTTACCAGCCTCATCTTCTTCCATATCAGAAGCAGGTTTACCTTCTAAACCAAGATGATGACTTCTAACTTTGATATGACGGATTTTTTTAGCCTCTTTTTCTTCTTCTTCTTTTTTGGCTTGTTTTTTATCCATTCTTTTTTCTTTATCCAAACCATCTTCTATACCCTTTGGAGGTCTTTCATCTTCGTGATTATCACGAAACATTTCCGAAGACTCAGAGCGAGGATTGTATATCCTCGTATCAGAGGTTCTTCCCATCATGCCGCCCGTCATTAGTTAACCCCCAGTATATGATGTTCAAAGGTTTGTCGCAAAGTAGAGGCTACATCACTATAGAAATCGCAGATTCTTGGATTAGATGTGAATGCTTTTTTCATATTATCAATAACCAAATCAAACTCTTCTAACAACCCTACAACCATGTGCTTTGAAGCCAAGAAAGTTTGAGGATTATCGTCTTCAAATAATACTTCAAAATGAATAGAAATATCTTTGAAAAAATCAGGAGGTGTAATAGCAATTTCACCATAGTGTTCAAATCTTTCAATCAACCTTCTACAAAAATCAAGATAAGTAGGCACATTATCTTCTTTTAGAACATGCCAACGATTTACATAACGATAACCCGGATGGGTTACTTGTAATAAATCAGGAACAGGAACAGTCATCAAATTAAATCACCATCCACATGTTCCATTAGTTTACCTCTTAATCTTGCCCAAGATTCAGGACTTTCCTTATTAAGTTCCACTTTCAGGATGTTTATTGTATTATGGATTTGTCCATTTTCACTTGTAGGAGTCCATTCATCTTTCATTTTCATTAAGTCCTTTATTGATTCTCTGACTTCTTTATGCAAGGACACTGCATCTCTAACGAATCCATCCTCATGGACGCTTCCTTCGCTGAGCAATTCAGACAGTTTATGATTGAGTTGTTCGACATTTGACCTAAGTGCATCTATTTCCTCTCCTACTACTAATGATATTTCAGCGGCGGCGCTCTTTTGAACTAATGGCTGGAAATGATGCTTCATATGATGATATACAGTAGTTTCGGCAATTTCTAATTCTTCTGCTATTTTTTCCGATTCGCTTCCGTCTTGAAAATATCTTGTTTCAAACTCTGCTCTATCAGGATGAGAACAAACCTTACATTGAGGATTAGAAGCCATATGAAATTGACCCATATGATTTCTAAAATGTCTATCTGTAGTATTTAATCGCCAACCCATATCTTTATCCAATTGTTTTGAAGATATTTCTCCATTCAAAAGGGCTTCCTCTAACTCTTTTCTGCTAGGGTGTTGGCACAATGGACAAGAGCGTTTTGATACTGGCTTACTCTCCCCCATAAGGGGTCTTAAAGCGGCATCGCCCATAATCCTTATGCAAGTTTAACCTTTCGGAGAGGTATGTTTAGGCGATTTGAACGTGTCCCAAAAACCCCATTAAAACAAAAAATAAAAGATATTGGGACTACGCTAAACGATATTAGAAAACGCAACACACTTTCTATAGAAGAGTTTGAAGAAAGAATGAATATATGTAGAGATTGTGAGTTTTATCATAAGTATACTACTACTTGTAATATATGTGGATGTATGATGAAAGTAAAAGCAGTTTCACCTTCAATGAAATGCCCTATAGATAAATGGCTACCGAGTAATCTTGGAATAGAGAGAAGTGATAAAGACTAATGAAACCATAATCGCTATCATATATACGGTTACATCTGTAGTGTTCATGCTTCCTCCTGCGAATATCAACACACCAAAACAAGTTAAAATTACACTAATAAATTGCACCATAATCATATCTACAATTACAGACCTTCGTGGTGCAAATACTTGTTGTATTCCTCCTGCTGTTCTTAACATCGCTCCTTCGTAATCTAACGCCATTTTTTCACCTCATTTATTTAGGAAGACCAATTAATCCACGAGCGACACTTCCAATACCTCCGCCCACTTTATTCATCATACCTTCATCTGCTAAAGCCGCACCAAGAGCGCTACCCATCATAGATTGTTGAGACATAGCCATGATTTGCTGTCTTTGCATTTCTGCTTGTTGAACAGTTTGTTGACTTTGTGATACTATATTAGTAAGAATCATATTTACATTTTCTACGCTTAAAGTTTGTAAATCACTTGGTAAAGTTGCAGGGTCTAATTTCATAGCACCTTCATCTTCATCCATAACAAATGTAGCATTCTTTAAAATGTTCATTAAACTAAGACTTGTAGCAGTAGCAACTAAATCAATTACAGATGCAAGTCCACCAGTAGCAATAAAACGATGAATAGGATTTTGAGACTCTAATAAAGCCGCCATAAGTTCCATTTCAGATGGAGGAGTAACTTGCCCGTTCTGCATCATCATTTGTTGTTGCTGAGTCATTCCCATTCCTCCCATCATTCCTCCCATAAACCCACTAGGTTGTTGTTGTGCTCCTATTGCTGGACCTGCACCCCATGCTGAGGGCTGTTGTGCTCCTAGTGAAAATCCATTTGAACTAGCGTATGGATTAGCACCACCGCCACCTGTTTGAGAGAGGTTAAAACCTCCGCTATTCGATTGTTGATTACCTAAGTTGAACATCCGTATCAGACCCCTCCACTAATCACTGACGCATCAATGTTCTGCTCAGTTTGATTATTTTGTTGCATTTTTAATGCTTCTTGATTTAATAGAGCCTGAAATTGTTGTGTAGGCATATTCATCTGCTCCATTTCGTGTTGGAAAATCCTCAAATCAAATACTACCATAGTAACGTCATTTGTTTTAGTTACAGGATTTGCATAATGTAATACACTAATACCCTTTGTCTTACCTGAATCTCTTTCAAGTTCAGCAAAGAAAGGCTCATATTTCTGTAACATAGCAGGAGTAGGGTCTTTCTTTTTCACAGAAGCAACAGGAACTGTAACAATAGATACTCCTCTTTTGACTTTATCACGAAGACGACTTGGATTCATTTCATTTTGTTTGTCTTCTTCTGCTTCCCACTTACATAATAGGTGATACAAATGAAGATGTTCAGGGCAATAGGTTCCCCTCATTTTTTTACCACTTGTAACTTTATCACGAGCAATAAAAGCCTCAGGTTGCCCTGTTACTGGATTTTGCCAATACATTTCCCAAAGAGAGCGCCCAGTTTCATCATCACAGATTCTCATGTAAAGATTATCATGTTTAATGAGTTCAGCAACATTAGCACCATCGACTACACAAGTTCCTGTATCTTTATTATAACGAAACTTTCTTCCAAAAAACCATCTAAATGGATTAAAAATAGAACGCTTTGCTGGTTGAAGAAGTTTGTATGCTTGCTTGATGTCTTTACGGCGAGCCTTTCTTGGGTCAGGATGTGTACTCGGATAGAAGTTTACTTTAGGAACTTCTATGTTATGTTGCTCAGCAACTCGTTGCATACCCTGTTGTGCTGAGAGCATTTCTTGTAAAGCCGCATGACTTAATTGTTCATTACCCTGTGAGGCTAAGTAGGCTAACTGTTGTTCGTTCATTTGTTGCCTTTGTTGTGGATAAATCATCGCCATATTAAACACCTAATGTGAAGGGGCAGGGGTCATAACTACAATAATTTCACCCTCGCTAACATCGAACTTCCAATTTACACTATCTCCAGCATTCAAATTAAAATGTTCTACAATCCACATAGGAATCGTTGTTCTAAGGCTCATACTACCCCCTCCAGTTGATACCAACTTTGTAGCCGCCTTCTTACTGCCCATAAACATCCCAGCCCGTATGTATTCAAAAGGTTATTGTTGAGGTCAATTATAAGGTAAGTAAGTCAATCATGGCTATTTCAACATTCCATCCTATTCTTGTAGCCATAAAAGAACGCTTGCTAGGTATACCTGCTTTTTGTAATCTAATCAAATCATCTCTAAATGGGTCAAATATTTTATGTTCGCCTATACGACCATCATGCCACAGTTTAGATGCAGTCTCATCAAAGAACCTATCTGCTTTATTTGCTACTAACATAACGACTTTTGGAAAATATTTCCTACCTTTTAATCGTGACCATAATGAACGGTAACGATAATTACGATTAACAAGACAATCTACTAAATAACGAAAACCAGCAACTTGTTGCAATCCGTCATTTCCACCTTTAAATGCTCTATCATCAAACATATAGACTACGGCTTCAACATTACGTGTTACCATATCTTCAATCCAAAGATTCCAAAATCTTTCTTGACCACCTATATCAGAAGAAAATACGACTCTTTTCTCTCCTTTCCAAGTAATACGTTTTCTTGTAGGAGTGGGCATTTTGTATTTTCCAATTTTTAAAATACGATTATGAGTGGTTCTTTCATCTTCGGGAATCTCTTCCATCTCTCCGGGTGTAGTCATATAACGGTCAAGTGTTGTTTTACCAACCATAGGCGCTCCGTAGATTCCTACTCTACGAGGTTTGTATGAATTGTAAAGATGCTGTCCCCACATCGCCGCCCCAACAAGGGCTGTTCCACTTGGGTCTACCATTCAATCCCACCACATTAACCATCCCACAAAATCACGAAGTTTACCAACCATCCATTCTACACTATTTTCATATAAACTTACATCGGGGTTATGGAACTCAATACCACTTACGACTAAAGCCGTAACTATAGAAGCAACAATTGTTTTCAACCATCCCCATGTTCTTTCATAGGCGTTGTCTACTGTATTGGCTATATGCATAGCACGAAGAGTGCTTTCAGTCGCATCGTCTGATGGAGTTTTGAATATACGGCCCAATCATATCACCATCTCAATTCTTGGCTTTATGTCTTTTATCAGGTGAGCCATCTTTTTTCCTTGGAACATCATCTTCTTCATTAATCCCAAGAGTTAGGGGTTGTTGGACTTTTGCCTGATGGGTAGGTATACTACTAGCATCAAATGTATTTGCTCCACCACCCAAACTATCAAACGCCCCTATCATAGATTGAGCACCACCTTGCACTCCCCAACTTGGAGGCATTTTACCGGGGTTTGCTTCCATCCAACGTAGTTCAC